TCAGGGCGCGGCTTTCTGTTCTTCGAACAAATCAGCGCGCCGCTTCGCTTCTTCTTCGGCCATGTCGGCCGCTGAGCGCAGTCGATCTGCCGCCGTGGCCCAGGCGCCGTCTTTCGCGTAGGTCTCGGCCAGCTCGATGAGCTGGAAAAAGCGGGTTCTGTTCATCGGTCCATCCCTCCGGGTCAGCTGGACTGCGGGAAATCGGGGACGCGCGGCCCCCAAGTGAAAGCGTCGATAAGCTGGCTTGGGGCGATCCCGGTGACGTGGACGCGGAACTCGTCGTCGTCTTGGCCATAGTTCTCATCGACGTGCACGACCTCGAAGTTGGTAGAGGCCCAGTCCTCACTCTCCGGTTCTTCTCGAGGATGGACCAGCTTGGCCCAATAGAAGCCGGGTTCTGTTGGTGTCGGGTAGCTCATGTCGGTCTCCTTCTAGGTTGCTTGCCAAATTGCAGCCGCCTGCGCGCCGGCATCGCGGTCCAGAGATTTCATCGCCCAGGCCCGCCAGTCCTCGTTCGGCGTTTCCCCGTCCAGCAGGGCATCGCATCCCAGCCCGGCACCTATCAGGACGGCGGCGGCCTGGGCTGCCCTGACCTTGCCGTGGCGTTCGGTGATCATCGGCGCGTATCTCTCCGGGTTTTCGACCAGTCCGCAGGTGAAGGCGGGCAGGCGCATTTCGAGTGCGGGACACCGCTCGCCGGGGCCAAAGACGATCTGTCCGAGCGGGCACCGTTGATCCGCGCAGCATCCGCCGCAGCCGTTGCAGGGGCTGCCGTGAGGTGGCTTGGTCAGCATCATTCGTCTGCCAATGACAGCGCAATTGCGTTGCACAATGTGCGGACGCGCTCCCGGTCCTCGCCACTCAGATAGTCGGCCACGGCATTGTCATCGACGCCGACCAAGGCGATTGCCGCCAAGGCATAGGCCAGTTCTTCCTCGTCGTTGGCCAACTGGTTGCCGATTTCACCGCCGGATACGGTGTGTGACAGGTGGATCATGCCAGCTCCTTCCGAAGTTGATTGTAGATCGCAGGGTGAACAATCAGCCGGTTGCCCAGGCGCAGCGCAGCGGGGACGCGGTAGGTCCAGCTGCCATACTTTCCGATCACGCGGCGCCGGCGGCGCTTGGACCATTTCTTGTCTGGAAACCTCGGCCTTACCTCGGTGGCGTGGGGTGAAACCGTGATCGGCATTCCGCCAAAGGTTGGAAACAGGTTGAACATATCAGGGTGCCTTGATCCCTGTCACCGTTGCCTCACCGTCGCGGACGTAGACGGCAAAACCGGCGCCGTCCTCCAGTAGCGTGGCGAAATGGCCCAGGTTTTCCGCCAGAAGACTGGAAAGTTTCATGCTGTCGATACTGGCCTCGTCCATCTTTTCGCGCGAAAAGGCGGCAGGTTCGGTTTGGTCGCTCCCCGGAATCAATGAGATTTTCTTCATCTGTCTCTCCTAGCTGCTTTTCTTTCGGCCCTCGGTGCCCGGGCGCTTGATGGCCTGGACAGCGCGCAGGGCGGTGTCGAATTGGCTGGGCATGTAGACCTCGCCCAGGCCGGCGTCGGTGTCGGCCGAGTTGCCCAGCACGTCCGCCACGTCCTCGCGCAGGGCACCGGCGGCGCGGGCCAGTACGCCGAAGGTGCGGCGCAGGTCGCGGAATTGCAGGGCCGGGCTCAGCAGCGACGGGCAGCTCTTCGCGGCCGTCGCGCGGATCGTGGCCCAGCGTTTGCGGAACAGGTCGAGGCTGTAGGGCTGGCCCGTGGCCTCGTCCCGCAGCAGTGTCTCTGCGCCCTCGGGGGCGGCGTCGATCAGCGCCTGGACGCGGGCGGCGGCCTCGGGGTGCAGCGGCACGCTGCCCAGGTTGCCGCGCTTGGACCGGCGCAGGTGCCAGACCGTGACGGGCGAGCCGTCGAGCTGCAGCGTGTTCGAGCGGTGGAAGTCTGCGATCCGCGCGCCCGCCACGTCGCTTTGCCGCTGGCCGGTGAACAGGGCCAGGGCGATGGCGCAGGCCATGTTGTGCATGTCCAGCCGCTCGGCCGTGGTCAGCAGGGCGTCGATTTCCGCCCAGCTGGCGTGTCGCTTGCGGCGGGTGGCGCCGGGCATCCCCAGCCCTCGGCAGGGGTTGGAATTCTCGGGGCGCCAGCCCAGGCGCTCGGCATGGGTGAACAGGACCGAAAAGCTGCGGATCAGCTTGCCGGCATAGGTCGGGCTGCGGGTGTGCAGGGTTTCCCACCAGGTGTAGATCACGGGCTTGGTGAAGCTGGCGACGGGCTGGGTGCCCCACTTTTCCACGATCACGCGAAAGTCGGCCTCGTAGCCGGTGCGGGTGGCATCGGCCAGCTTCCCGAACCGGGGCGCGCGTTTGTAGGTTTCGACCAGGGCGGCGATGGTGCGGCCGCCGGAGCTGACCGGGGCGGGCTGCGCCTGGCCGGACGCCTCGGCCTTGAGCCGCTTTGCCTCGCGCAGGGACCAGGTGGGGCGGGCGGCGTCCAGCTCGGCCGGGGCCGCGCCCTCTGCCCGCTCGGCGCCGGTCGGTTCCCACCAGACCCGCCAGCTGCCATCACTGCGCTTGCGCTGGCGCAGGCCCAGCCCGCGCGGGAGCTTGTCGAAAGGGGCTTTGGTCATGTCGTCACTCCGCTTGCGGAGTGACCCCCGGCAGGCGCATCGTCTTGCGATGCGGCCGAGAGGGGCGCCGGCAACTGGTCGACGTTCTGGCGGTGGACGCTGAAAGTGTAGGCGGCCACCCACGGGTTGACGTCCCAGCCGAAGCCGCGCGGGGCGTTCAGGCTGTCCCAGAGGTCGCGGAAAGCGTCTCGTGGTGTCAGACCGCCGTTGGGATGAAGCGTCAGCGCCCCCTCGGCGCAAGCGTCCTTCGCGTCTATCTCCTGCATCCTCTGCACGCGCACGTCCGTCACGATCAGCGTCAGGCGAGAGGCCCAGCGGGGCATGAACATACTTGGCCGCGCCCGCCCCGACAGGTCATCGACGCTCCCTGCATGGGCGTAGACTGCTCCATCTGCGATGAACTGCACAGGCTCCTCACCGCCCATTTCGCTGGGTTTGAGGTCGTCGTAGTGCCGTGATGTGTGCCACGCTTCCCGCACCCAGAGGCGGTCTCCGATGGCGTAGGGCAGGCGCAGCTCTTGATGAACGTCGCCGGTCTCGGCGTCCCCGGTCCACCAACGCCCGTCCTCACTGAACATGGCATCGAACGGCTCCGGCTGCGGCTTCAACACCCGCCTGGTCTGGGTCTTCCTACCGTCCAGTAGGGCGCGGACCATAGGGCCGCTGAAAAGAATGGGCTGTTCCATCACGGCGCCCACGGCGAAATGTCGGCGCGCCTGCAGGGCGTGCAGAGACGGTTGTGCGGGCCTTCGGAGGCGAAGCGCGTGCCGCAGCAGAGGCAGGACCGCACCTTGGAGGCGGCGCGGCGGCGGATCTTGTCCAGCCGGATTTCCGCCTCTGCCCTGAAACTGTAGCGCCCGGTGACGGGATCGCCGCTGGCGTCCACGACATACCAGCCATTCCCCAGGTGATCGACGGCGAGGGTGTCGGTTGCGGTGGTCACGTCCGCCCCCCCGCCCCCTCCAGCCGCTCCCGCAGCTGCGCGGTGTCGGCCTGTTCGGTGCTGTCGGTGGTGGATGCCTCGACCAGGCGGCAGGCCGCGATCACCACGGCGTCGTCATGGGCGGCAATGTCGGCCAGGACCGCGCGGGCGTACCAGAGTTGATCCGCGCCCTCGGTCATGACGTCACCCCACTTGCGGGGTGACCTCCGGCAGGCGCATCGTCTTGCGATGCTGCCGAGAGGTACGTCACCCCGCTTGCGGTGCGGCTGGTCTGGAACAGCGGGGCGGCGGGCGGCGTGTCTTCGGGCGCCATGCCGGAGATTTCCAGGGCGCTGTCCCAGGCGCCGTAGACCCATTCGCGCAGGGCGGTCATGGCCTCGGCCTCGGGCAGGTCGTTGTCCTCGACCCGGTGGACCAGGGCAGAGGTGAATTCATCGGTGGTCAGCGGGGCGCCCAAGGGGGCGCAGGTCAGGTCTTGCATGTTGGTCCTTTCGGGCTGTGGGGGTTAGCGGCGCGCTTCGCGCATCAGGTAGACGACATTGCCGCCGCCGGGCGGCGGGCCTGCCGGGCTGTCCAGCTGGTCAAGCCAGGCCTCGACGGCAGAGCGGCGCCAGATCATCGGGCGGCGGCTGGTGGGCAGCGGGGCGGGAAAGCCCTCGTCCTTTTCCAGGCGGTCGCGCTGGCGCAGGAAGGCCGCGCCACGGGGCAGGCCGATCAGCTGGGCCACGGTCGAGGCCGTGATGAATTCGCGGGGGCGGGTTGCGGCCTGCTCAGTCATTCATCCGCTCCAGCTGGACCTGGCCGCGCCGGAGGGCGGCGGCAAAATCGTCCTGCGTCTCGGTCGGTGGATCGTCCCGCAGCCGCGCCACCAGGGCGCGCAGCCCGAAGGCGAAAGCGCCGGCCAGTGCAGCGGCCAGCGCGATAAAAAAGATGGGGTGAGCCTGCATTGTCTGCCCTCGTTTCTTGGTTTGCCCCGCGCGCGGCCTGCGCGGGGTCCGTGAGTGGTTCGGGCACGCGGTGGATTGAATTGGGGGTCCGCGCGGGCCGCCCCGTGGGAAAGCGTCAGCCGTAGAACCCGAGCTGCTGCGCCTTGGCGAGGTCGGCCGTGAACTGCAGTCGTTCCGTCAGGATCGTGCGCGGCGTCAGCAGCTTGGCATCATCGGGATCGTTCGAGGCGTGATGCGCGGTGGCCAGCAGCTGGGCGCACCAGGTCTGCATCGTGTCGAGCGCGTACATGACGCCGCGCACGGCCTGTTCGTCCTTGGGCAGGACCGGCAGCTTGTTCGCGGGCGGCAGGGCCATGACGGGCACGCGGCCGGCGGTGTTGTAGAGCGCCAGCAGCTGCGCGATGGCCGGGGCGGGGTGGGGCGCGGTCATGCGCCTGCCTCGTCGTCCTGCAGGTCGAACAGGCGGACCACCTTGGGATCGCTCAGGTCGTGCAGGATTTCGAGGTTCTTGCGACGCTGCAGCAGCTCGGCGGCGATGGTCCCGGCGGTGTGGTAGATCAGCGCGGCTTCGCTATCGACCAGCTGGCCGGACTTTTTCACGCGGGCGCCGATCTCGGCCACCATCTGCAGGGTCTGATTGTCGATGTGCGTGAGAGCGAAACCCTCGGGGGCTTCCTGTTTGAGAGGCATAATTCCAACTCCTGGGGCTTGTCAGATGCCCAAGAGTTAGGGGTGCGCATCGCTCACTGTCAACTCAAAATTTGAGTTACCCTCAAATTATGGTTGGGTATGCCTATCCGACCTTTGGCGCCAGGAGGCAAGGATTACGCCTCGCACAACAACGTTTTGGCCGTCCACGAACAGGACGCGCTGGTGTTCCTGTTCCGGTGATGCGGCCACCAGGACGGGCGTTTCGAAGCGGCGCAGCAGTGTTTTTGCCGTGCCGCTCTGGGCGTCATAGTGCTGTGCGATGACGGTATCTCCAGAGCGCGCACGCTCGGCGGCGTTGGTGTCCACCAGGATCGCGTCTCCGGGCAGGTAGCCTGCCAGGCACAGCGCGTTGGTGCGCACGGTCCAGACGTCAACGCCGGGTTTCCCGCCGCCCATGATCTCGGCAATGCTTTGTGTTTTCTGGGCTTTTCCGCCCTGTCCGACAAAGGGTGCGGCGTCGCCGTCCGAAAACCCATGCGCGACCGCGCGGGCCGTGGGCTGGTCGAGCATGCCCGCGTGGCTCATTACCTCGTCCAGCGGTGCATCCATCACTTCGGCAAAGGCGCGCGCCCAGTCGAGCGACATGGCTTGCTTGCCCGCGAGGATATGCGAGACATTCGAGCGGTGCCGCCCGGCTGCCAGTGCGACATCCTCGGCCGTCTTGCGCTTAATCTTGAGTTGTCGTCTGAACCAGTCCGCTTCCATTTTCCCTAGGTACGCACCGCTCACACAAATTTCTTGTGAGAAGTCCACAAAAAACTTGCGCTCCGCTCAAACTGCGGTCTAGGTGTTGTGCATGAGTGAGACATTTACACCATTGGAAGTGGCCGAACGCATCATCGGGGGTATCCCGGTGCTGGCGGTCATTTGCGGCCTGGATGCCAAGGCGCCCTATCACTGGCGCCGGGCGGCGCAGGGTCGGGCCGCCGGGTATATCCCGATCAACCGGGCGGGCCAGCTGTGGCGCTACTGCGAGGCGCGCAAGTTGCCGATGCGGCCGGAATGGCTGTTGGTGGGCGCCACCTCCGATGAGGTCGAGGCGGCGCTGTCGGCGCCGGTGGCGGCGGAATGAGGATCGGCGGGGCATCGTGCGGTTGCCCCGGCGGGGCGCGGCCGGGGCTGTTTTCATTCCCTGGGGCCAAGGCCGCGCCCGAGAATTTGCATCCGGTGGGGCGTTTTGAACAAGCCGCGTCCCGCCGTGATCCGCGCCGGGCGGGTGGGGATGTTGCCGCCCGGCGCATGGATTTCTGGAAACGGGATCATCCGCCGCGCGGGAACCGGGGCCATGCCGCGTGAGGCCGTGGCCCTCAAACTGCGTGCCCTCGCGGTGGCGCTGAGCCTCAAGGCCGACACGCTGGACCCGCACGAGTTGGAGGCGCTGCGGCGCCAGGCCGAGGGGATGCTGCAGCTGCCGGTGGCGCGGGCGGCACGCGGATTTTGCGAACAGGTGATCGAGGCGCGGGCGGATCGGCCGCGCCAGGTGGAGCTGGCGGCGGACATGCTTCGCTACCTGGAGCTGGCGACCATGCCGGATGTGCCCGGCGCGGACAGGAGGGATTTGAATGGCTGACATGAACGCGCCGATGAGTACGGCGGATCACGTTCTTTGCAATGCCGCGCTGGCGCTGGTGCTGCAGCTGGTCGAGGACCACGGCGAACGGGCGATGCTGCTGGACGTTCTGGCGACAGAGGCCAGCAAGGCCAGCGCCCTGAATTCCAAGGTCGAGGAAGTGGCCCTCGCGGCCGAGGATCTGCGCACCATCGGCCTGCACGGGCGCGGACCGGGATCGCCGGAATGGGCCAGCGCGCGGCACCGGCTGCAGCGTGCCCTGCAACAGTGGGCCATGTGGCGGCTGGGTGTCGCCCTGGACCGGGTGCGCGCCGGAAAGGCGGTGGCGTGATGGGGATGCTGGAGGATCTGATTGCCATGCGCGAGGCGGATCTGCGCTTGGCCGAGGCCTGGATGGATCTGGTGAATGCGCTGTCCGACCACGCCGAGGCGCTGGAGAAGGACGGCGTGCGGCTGGAGGTTAAACCCTGGAAGGGCAAGCTGGCGCTGGATCTGCGCCTGGTGGGTCCGCCGAAGGCCCTGCCGGTGCCTGCCCCGGCCCCCGAGCCGGGGCCTGTCCCGGACGGTGATCCGGTGCCCGCCCCGGCCCCCGAGCCGGGGCCGTCCGCTGCCCCGAAAACCGGAGACTGGACCGAGGACGAGGATCGGGAGCTGCTGGCGCTGGATGCGCAGGGCCATCCCGTCAAGGCGGTGATCGCCCCGCGCCTGGGCCGCAGCTGGCAGGCGGTCGGGCTGCGTCTCAAGAAGCTGAAAGAGGAACGGGCCGAGGCGCCCGCCCCGGACACTGATCCTGTGCCGGAGCCGACCCCCGAGCCGGAACCTGCCCCTGCCCCGGCGCCCTGTTCTGTCGCAACAGGTCGATATGCGCTCAACCTGGATGCCCTGCCCACGGCGCGGGAAAAGGCGGCGGAACGGCGGTTGCGGGCGATTGGCTATCCCAGCCCCTTCACCCCGTCCAGTGACCTGAAACTGGTGGAGGCGCTGGGGGCCGGTAGCAGCATGGATGCGGCGGCGCGGTCAACCGGCCTGTCACCGGCGCAGGCGCGGGGCCGCTGGAAGGCGCTCTTGCCCGAGGTCACGCTGGAAAACCAGACGGCGCTTTTGAAGATCCTCAAGCTGCGGGTGGAGCTGGCGGAGGAATGACCCATATCGACGCACGCAAAGCCCTGTTGGCGAAGGTGAAGGCGGGAAAGGCGGTATCCGCGCACGATGCGAGCCGCATTTGGCCCAACGGATACGCCCATGCAGTCAATGCTTCGCTTGGCTCTCTAGATGCAGCCGAGGCGCTGCACGAGGCGGTGTTGCCGGATTGGGATTGGGACATTTTCAACCGTGGCGGCATTTCGCAGGCGATGCTGGATCTGGATCGTGGCGACGACTTGAAGCCAATCATCAAGACCGGCTGTTGCGAAGCCCCTTCGGTGGCCTGGTTGATCGCCATCGTGGAGGCCGAGATCTGGCAAGAGACCGCCGCCCTCTCGGCGGCATCGCAGGGCGATGCACCTGCCGGGGGTCCCTTCGCAGGCAAAGGGATGACATGACCCGGCAGACCTATTCCATCGACCAGATCAAGAACATGCTGCTGGATCGGCTGGGGGACGTGGTGTATCACTACGCGCCCCCGGCCTCTGGCAGTTATACCCATCACGGCCTCTATTTCACGCTGAACCCGGGCCGTGCGGATCGCAGCGTGGGCAGTTTCTGCATCCACATGGGCGGGGCCAAGGCGGGGCGCTGGATCGACTACGCGATGGCCCCGCGCGGGGGAGAGCGGACCAGCTGCGCCAGCGGCGACGTGCTGGATCTGATCGGCCTGTCCCTGGGCCTGAGTGATCCCGGCGAGATCCTGAAAGAGGCGCGGGCCTTCCTGGGGCTGGAAACCATCAGCCCCGAGGTCCGGCGCCAGCGCGAACGGTCGGCGGCCGAGGCCAAGCGGCGGCGCGAGGACCAGGCGCGGCGCGATGCGCTGGAGGCGGAAAAGCGCGCGCGCCGGGCGCAGGCGCTGTGGCTGGAGGCCTCGCCCGAGCTGCGCGGCACGCCGGTTGACCACTACCTGCGCGATGCGCGGGGCATCGACCTGTCGGCCCTGGGCCGCGCGCCCGGTGTCCTGCGGTTTCATCCCGCCTGCTGGTATCAGCACACCGACAAGGAAACGGGCGAGGTGATCGAGGGGCGTTTCCCGGCGATGCTGGCCGCCGTCTGTGATCGCAAGGGCGGTTTCGCCGCGGTGCATCGGACCTACCTGGGGCGCGGTCGCGGCGGCGCCTGGGGCAAGGCGGATCTGCCCGAACCCAAGAAGGTCATGGGCGACTATCGGGGTGCTGCCATCAACATCTGGCGCGGCACCGGCCCGCGTGGCGGCAAGCCCGCCAGCCTGCCGCAATGCCCGCCCGGTTCCCATGTGTTCATTGCCGAGGGGATCGAGGACGCGCTGAGCGTGGTCGTGCTGCGCCCGGCGGTGCGCGTGATCGCGGCCATCAGCCTGTCGAACATGGGCGGCGTCGAGCTGCCGCGCAACGTGGCGCGGGTGACGCTGGTGGCGGACCTGGACGAACACGAACAGGCGCAAAAGGCGCTGGCCCGCGCGGTGGAGCTGCACCGCAAGGCGGGCCGCGAGGTGCGGCTGTTCCAGAACCGATGGGGCGGCAAAGACCTCAACGACGCGCTGAGGCAGGCGCTGGAGGCAGAGCGGGAAAAAGAGGACGCAGATGACTGAGCATTCAGCACGGGGGGTTACGGCCACTGAATTGGTGGCAGAGCTGGAGCAGGAATTTCGGACCGGGGCCGCCATTGCGGAATGCCACGGGCCGGGGACGCGGTTTGTCGTCTCGCTGGGCGTTGATCTGTTGCCTGCGCAGGGGCGCGAGGTGGCGGCGCTGCTGGCGCGGGCGCGGACGGCGAAAGCCGAGGCTGAGGCGCAGGCGGGGGCGCAGCTTTGGGGCGAATTGGACAACAAGTTGCTTGAAAAGGCAAAGGCGGCGCGCGCCGAGGCGGCCCAGATATTGCGCCGGGCGACCTGGCACATTGGTTTGAGTGTCTCTCTCTCTGCGGTCGGTCTGGTGATGAGCCTCGTGGTCCTTTGGGCCGCCGCCCATGTCTGACGGAACGGACAACCGCCCCGTCTCCATCGAGGACGTGGGCCGGGCGCTGGACGAGGCGCCCACGGTCGGCGGGCCGGTCATGTCCGGGGCGCCGCCTGCGAACGGCGGCGGCGGGCGCGACGGCGACCGGGCGGCGGGCGAGATTTTCGACAACTGCCCGGTCAAGCCGCTGGGGGTGAACGGCAAGTATGCCTTTTTCCTGGATGCCCTGGGCCAGCTGCGCGCGATCGACAACATGAACGCGCAGAACATCCAGTCTCTTTTCGGCTCTGCCATTCCAAGGCTCTGCTGGCAGTTCCCGCAGTGGAAGAAAAACGAGGGCGAGCTGGAGCGGGTGCGCAACCGTTTCGACCAGACCACGGCCAGCCTGACCATGTGGCAGGCGGCGGCGGAATGCGGCGTGTTCGATCCTGACAACGCGGTGCGCGGCGTGGGCGCCTGGCAGGATGATGACGGCGGCCTGGTCTATCACATGGGCGACCGCGTGCTGTACGGCGGCGAGGTGCTGGGGCCGGGCCGGATCGGCGGGCATATCTACCCGGCGGCGGGGGCCATCCCGCACCCTGAACCGGGCGGGCCTGACCCGGTGGCAGAGATTGAACAGGTGCTGGCGACCTGGGCCTGGTCGAACCGGGATCTGCATCCGGTCGCGGCCCTGGGCATGATCGGGGTGATGATGCTCTGCGGGGCGCTGGACTGGCGCCCGGTGTTCTGGATGACGGCGGCGGCGGGGTCCGGCAAGTCCGAGTTCCAGCGGTTCCTGGCGATGCTGCACGGGGATCGCGGGCTGGTCCAGTCCACGGACGTCACCAAGTCGGGCCTCACCAGCCAGTTGAAACAGTCCAGCCTGCCGGTGGCGGTGGATGAGCTGGAGCCGGGCGACGAACGGTCCAGCAAGGAAAAGGACATTGTGACGCTGGCCCGGGTGGCGGCCTCTGGTGGCCAGTGGCTGCGCGGATCGGCGGACCAGACCGGCGTCGGCGGCAAGGTTTACTCGGCCTTCCTGTTCAGCTCGATCCTGATCCCCGGCATCATGAAAACGCAGGACATTCAGCGCCTGATCCGGCTGGACCTCGATCCGCTGCCACCTGGTCAGGCCAAGCTGGGGCTGCAGCCGCGCACCTGGCGGGCGCGGGGCGCGCGGCTCAAGGCGCGGTTGATCGCGCGCTGGCCCAGCTGGCAGGACCGGCTGTCGGCCTGGCGGCAGGCGCTGGAGCTGCAGGGCGTCATGGGGCGCGATGCGGACAACTGGTCAACCGTTCTTGCGATGGCGGACATGTGCCAGAGCGAGGCGATTGCCAGCCCGGACATGATGGCGCCGCTGTGCCGCAAGGTGGCGTTCCAGCAGGCGGCCACGAAAGAGGACGTCACCAACGACGCCGAGGCGATGCTGTTGCACCTCATGGGGCAGGATTTCGACACGTTCCGGCGCGGCGAGATTTTCACGGTCGGCCAATGGGTCGCGGCGGCGGCCTGTCAGCCTGGCGCACCGGAAAACCTGATTAGTGAGGCGGTGGACGGTCAGCGGGAACGGCAGAGCAAGCACAACGCCAAGCTGGCAAAGGTGGGGCTGCGCGTCTCGGGCTTTGGCGATGAGGCGCAACTGTTCATTGCGAACAAGCAGATACAGGGCCTGAAAAACCTGTTCAAGGACAGCGATTTTCACAGCGGCGTCTGGTCACAATCGGCGCGGCGCGTGCCCGGTGCAGAGCCGTCCCCGCACCCCCTGACGCTGGCCGGTATCCGGTCGCGGGGCTACTGGATACCGCTCAAGTCCATCGCCGGGATGAGCAATTTCCCGATGGATCGGGACGGCGGATCACCCGAGGCGCGCGGGGCTGCGCTGGATGATGACCTGGAGCATTTCTGATGCGGTGGGGGTCATACCAGGCGGGGCGCCGCGCGGTATCTGTCAAGGCACGTCAGTTCAGCTTCGCCACCAGCACAACGAGGATCAGGCCACCCAGGATAACCAGCGGCAGGGGCACGAATGGTGGATTGCGGCTGCCCTCCTTCGATTTCGGCGCCTTTCCAGAGGGTTCTCCGGGGGCCGTTGGGCTGCGTGGCATGGTGGCGTCGATGTTCGCCAGGTCCTCTGCCAGCAGCTTGGCGCGTTCCCGCTCTGACCATGCCAGGCTGCGCTTCAGCCGCGATGTGGCCTCGTTCACAGCCTTGGAATACGCCTCTTCGGCCACCTTGAGGCGCAGGGCCTCGGCCTCGATTGCGCTGTTGTCGGTGGCTCCTGCCTCTCCACGGACCGCGTGTCCGATCCGCACCGCTGCGACGGTGGCGATCACCCCGACCGCCTCGGATTGGCGATCTACGAAGGCCGTCTCTGCCTCGGTCAGCTCGGTGGCGTGGCGGTCCAGCGCGGCCTGTACGTTGTCCGTGTGGAACTTGTTTATCGTTTTCATGCGGTCGACCAGCTTGTCGTGCATGAAATCCTCGATTGCCGAACGCTCGGCCATTGGCGCACCCCGCATCACTCACTTTTCGGCCCATTGGGCGCAGTGCACCGGATCAAGTCAAGCGCGCGCCCGGTCGCGTCCTCCCGGCCCTCCTGTCCGCCGGTCCCACGCGTGCCGCTTGTCCCCCACCCCGATCTGTGCCACGATTTTCGCGCGGATTTCGGCCCTGCTGTCGGGTCCGGGGCACAACGGCGCACAGATGCGGCTTTCTGGTGTTGTGCCCTCTGTTGTGGGGGATTTCCCTGCACTATCAACCGCTTACCCTTCACCCACAACGGCACAACGGCAAACGCCGCCCCTCGCATATGTGTGCACATGCGCGCGCGCGCGTATGCGTATCTCTCTCTCTTTCCGTTGTGGCGTTGTAGATAGGTATCAAGTCACTGGAATTGCAGGGAAATTGCCCACAACACAGCCCACAACAGGGCCTGAAAGCGTTGTGCCTGCCGTTGTGGGTGGCGGTCGAAAATCGTGCAAGCCTTTGATCTGCAATAAAAAACGGGGGTTTTAGTCGAGCCATGACGCGAAGTGAGCGGGAAACCGAACAGCTGGCGCGCGATGCGGCGGAGCGGATCGACAAGGACCAGGCGCGAGGCGAACAGCTCGGCCTGTTGCCGGAGCCTGAGTTGCCGCAGATCGGCGGGCAGGGCGCGGGTGACGGCGGCGGGAAGGTGGGTCGGCCTGCTGGCGCGAAGAACAAGGGCAGCTCGCAGCTGCGCGAGTGGATGGCGGCGCGCGGGTTGCGGATGCCGGAAGAGGTCATTGCCGAAATGGCGGGGCTGCGGGCCACGGGCCTCGATGCCTTCGGGTTCGCCCTGGCGCAGACCGAACGGCTGCTGGCCCATGTGGGCGAGACGGCAGAGAACCGGATCTGGACGCCGGACAAGGGCCATGTGGTGCTGGCGGATGCCTGGAAGCCCTCGCCTTCGGAGTTCATCGACACATTCCGGTTTTTCTACGGGATGGCGCGGCAGGCGGCTGCGGACCTGATGCCCTATGGCACGCCCAAGGCCTCGCCGGATGTGAACGTCAACCAGGCGGTGTTCGTCAACGTGCCTGGTGGGCCTTCGGCGCCTGCGGATCGCGGCGCCCAGGCGCGCGATGTGACGCCCTCGGCGCGTCGGATGGCACCGGCGGACGTGCGGCACGGAATGCAGGAAAATCAAGGGGTTGGCGATGGGCGCGACGGACAGTCGGACGGGCAAACTCGGACGGATGGCACAAATGATTGAAAACGCGGCACAATTCGGCACGGTCCCACTGATTGAAAATCAGTTGCCCACCCTCGGGCCGGTGCGGATCGCGCGCGCCCTGGTCGAGGGGGCGACGACCCCCCGGGGGGGGCCGTCCGGCCTTGGATGCCTGCCCGTCCCGCCGACCCCGTACACCATTCCGGCCAGCCGGAGGGGCGGAAATTGAGCGCGATGCTGGATCTGTGGGGCTGGGGTCGGGGGTGCGCCTGGGCGGCACCGGACGGGGGGTCCGGGGGTGCATCTGCCGGTCCATCGGCCAAGGTCGATTGGGAAGGTCTGGATGCGAAAGAGGCACTGACCACGCTAGGCGACACCTCGCCCGGCGGCAACCCCTATTCCGATGGTGCCGACCTGCAGGAGTTCCTGTCGGGCCAGGCCGAGGTCACGTTCCCCGGCCCGATCTCGGAGGCGTTCTACTGGTCGGACGCGGATGTGATCGGCATCCAGGGGCCGGTCGGATCGGGCAAGACCACGACGCTGCTGAAATCGCGACTGCGGCGGGCCATCATGATGCCGCGCAGCACTATCGACGGCTGGCGGCGGTACAAATGCGTGTTCGCGCGGGAAACCTATCGCCAGCTGTGGTCAACCACGATCCCCAGCTACCTGGAGACCTTCCCCAAGAGCTGGGGCGACTGGTCGGGCGGGCGCGGCGATCCCGTGACCCATGTGATGCAGTTCGAGGATGCGCACGGGCCAATCGAGTTCGTCAGCGAGTTCATGGCCTATGGCGACAACCTGATCGCCTCGATGCGCGGGATGCAGACCACCGACCTGCTGCTGAACGAGGCGGACACCCAGGCCGAGGAAACCTTTGGCGTGGGGATCGGACGGATGGATCGCTGGCCCGGGCGTCAGCATTTCGCCGGGCTTCCGCGCGAGCTGACCAGCTACGGGCAGGTGGCCTGCGACTTCAACGCGCCCGATGAGGAAAACTGGACCTACAAGCTGTTCCACGACGAGGCCGAGCGCGCCAAGATCCTGGCGGACGTCGAGGATGACGAGGGCAACGCCGCCGGGGGCGTCAGGATCGAGTTCTACCGCCAGCCGGGCTTTGGCGAGGCGGGCTGTGAGAACCTGCAGAACCTGGGCGACAAGTATTACCCGCGCCAGATCCGCTCGAACATCGCCATCGGGCGCGGGGATCTGAACGACAGGCTGGTTTACAACAAGATCACCTACCTGCGGGCCGGTGAACCCGTGTTCAAGCGCGAGTTTTCCCCCCGCATCCACGTCTCGGAACGGCCCTTGGAGGTCGATCCGCAACTGCCGCTGCTGGTGGGGCTTGACCAGGGGTTCAAGGGCGCCGCCGTGGTGGCTCAGCTGCGCGGGTTCTACCGTTGGCGCATCCTGGCAGAGCTGCATTTCCCGCAGGAACGGCTGATGGCGCAGGTTTTCGGCCAGCGGCTGCGCGACCTGCTGGAGGATCGCTTTCCCGGCGCCTGGGTCGAGGCCGGCTGGGGCGACATGGCGGGCGAACACGGGTCATCGACGGCGACGGATGAGAACGCGACCTGGAACCTGCTGGTGGGCCGCGCCGCGGGCTTTCACGTCCGGCCCCAGGTGGTGGGCACCAACCGCATCCAGCCCCGGCTGGAGGCCGTGCGCGCCGCGCTGGAGGCCCCGATAGAGGCCGGGGAGCCGGGTATCCTGATTGATCCCAGCTGCCGGATGCTGCGGCGGGGCTTTGCCGCCCGTTACGTCTGGGCCGATGAGGTCGATCCCAGCGGCGACAAGCGCAAGGTGCCGAACAAGCGGTTCACGGAGGCCAACGTGATGGATGCGCTGCAGTACCTGCTGCTTGGCCAGCACCGGGGCGATGGCCTCAGCCCCTATGCGTCCCGGCTGGGCGACCAGCGGCAGGACCGGGCGGGCGGGGGCGTCAGGCGCAAACCCGGCCAGCCCGATCCCGGCGGGCTGCAGACCGGCTGGGACGTGCTGAACCCCTACGGAAACTGAAGAACCACGAAAGGAGAAGGACCATGAGCAACAAGGACAAGGCGCAGCATCTGCGCGAGCTGGCGGCGCTGATCGACAGCTACACCGACAAGCGGCACGCCGAGCTGCTGGACCGGCTGGAGGCCGAGGGCATGACGATCAAGGACCCGTCGCCCCGCTGGCCCAGCTGGCGGATCGACATTGCCGGGGTGCGCGGCGAGGCGCGCCAGTCGCGCGACCTGGCGCTGGAAAACTGGGCGCGGGCGGCACGCCGTCATGCCCTGAAGCTGGAGGGCTGAGGCGGTGTCTGAGCCGTTTTTCATATCGCAGACCTTCGACCCTCATGTGGTCGGGGATGAGGGCGCAGCCCGTGCCTGGTTCGATCTGCGTGCCAGTGAAGCGGTTGCGGAGGGCGGAACGTTCCCGCGCTGCACGGTCAGCGATGCGGGCGATGGCCTGCTGTTCGAGTGCTGGAAGGATCGCCCGACCAATCAGGGCGAGCCTCGCTGGCAAATGCAAGACGTCAAACAAGAGGACTGAGACATGGACTTTGGAGAGGCTTTGAAAGCCCTGAAAGCGGGTGCCTGCGTGGCGCGCGAGGGCTGGAACGGCAAGGGGATGTGGATTGCCTTGACCCCGGGTTCGGCATTCGAGGCGCGCCATGCCAAGTGCGGCCATGCTGCTGCGAAACGGGCGGTCGAGTTGCACCACCCAGACGCCGAAATCGAGCTGTTGCCGCATATCGACATGCGCGCGGCGGATGGGTCGATGGTGGTGGGCTGGCTGGCCTCGCAGACGGACATGCTGGCCGAGGATTGGGCGGTGGTTGGCGGTTCGGGTGCCCTGCCGGCTGGCGTCGATCTGATCGCAGACGAACGCGCGGATCAGATCGAAAATCATGGGTGGACGCCGGGGCATGACGATACCCACCGTCGCGGCGAACTGCTTTGGGCTGCTGGCTGCTACGTGCAGGAGGCGGCGTCTGCGGCCGAAACTGGCCGGGGCGACTGCCCGGTTCCCGGTTGGCCGCCGGAGCAATGGCCGTGGGAAAAGGACTACTGGAACCCACGGGATGACCAGCGGCGCAACCTCGCCAAGGCGGGTGCCTTGATCGCCGCCGAAATCGACCGCCTGAACCGCGCCGCCCTCTCGGCAGCATCGACAAGCGATGCGTCTGCCGGGCCAACGCCCTCGCAGAGCGAGGGCTAGAATGATCGACGTCACCCCCTGGGACAATCGCGCGGGCCTCATCGTCCTGTCGCAGCTGGACCCCGCCGACTGGCGGGAGGCGCAGCTGGCGCGGGGCGGCGGCATGGATCACCTGGACGTCTTTGCCGACTGGCGCCTGGTGCAGGCCAATGCGCTGCTGTCGGTGATCCTGCGCGACACCTCCCGGGGCGGTGAGCCTTTCGCGGTCCTGTGCCTGGCGCCGACCGGGCACCGGGGGATCGCGCAGGCCGCGCTGCTGGCGCGGTCACACAAGAGGTTCCGGCGCTGCCTGGTGGCGGCGGCGGGGCGCATCCGCGACGACATGCCGGAATTCTGCCGCGACTGGGGCATCCGGCGGGTCGAGGCGCGGTGCTGGGCCGGGCACCCCAGGGCGCCCCGGTTCCTGGCGGCCTGCGGGTTCCTGCCCGAGGTCCGAATGGCAGGGTTCGGCGGGGATGATCCCGCCGAGTTCGTACAATTCGCATGGGTCGAAAAGGAGGCAGAGCATGTGCATCACAACCAAGGTTCCTGATTTGAAACCGGCGACGCAGATCATTGCATCGCCGCGCAGCGCCGAAGGCGTCGAGGCGGGCGCGATGGAGGCCCGGTTGCGCCGCGCGCGCGCCTCGGCGGCCAGCCGGATCATCACCAGCCCCGTGGGCATTCCCGCCGGCGGCGGCACCGCCCAACTGGGGGCACCGGCATGAAACCCGAGGCCATCACGGAAAACAGCCCCCTGGCGCAGGAGGCCCGGCGCCGCTGGGACGAGTTGCGCCAGGAGCGCATCCAGTTCGAGGATGACTGGACCGACATTGCCCGCCTGATGCGGCCGCAGCGCGGCGGCTTTGGCGTGGATACCGCGACCCAGCGCCAGCTGACCAAGGCGCTGGGGTCCGAGCCGATGATTGCCCACGGCAATTTCGCGGCCGGGATCTATGCCGGGATCACCAACCCGGCCACCCGCTGGGCCGGGCTGACCACGCCGGACGAGGATCTGAACCGCTGGCCGCCCTTTGCCGAATGGCTGGACCGGCAGACCTCGAAAATCTACGCCTCGCTCAGCCCCTCCAGTTCGTCGTTCTACACCTCCTGTTTCCAGGCCTATGCGGACATTGCCGCCTTTGGCAACGCGGCGGGCTATGACGAGGTGGACACGGGCAACCGCAAGTTCGTGGACGTCACCCTGTCGCTGGCGGGCGTGGTGGTGGACGTCGATCATCACGGCCAGGTGGTCGAGGTGGTGCGCAAGTACCGGCTGACCGCGCGGCAGGCGGTGCGGGCCTTTGGCGATCTGCCCAAAAAGCTGATGGACCAGGCCGAAAAGGGCGATACCGAAAAGCACGTTTTCTATCACCACGTCCGGCTGAACGACCAGTTCGTGCCGCGTGCCCTGGGACCGCGCGGCAAGCGGTATCTGTCGGTCTATGCCTGCGAGACGGGCGAGTGCGTGGTGCGGCTCAAGGGCTATGACGAAATGCCCTTTTACTACCCGCGCTGGGACGTCGACAGCGAAATGACCTATGGCATCGGCCCGGGCTACATCGCCCTGGCCAGTGCCCGGACCCATGACCTGATGGAAAACGCCACCCTGCGGGCGGCGCAGCGGGCGGCCGATCCGGTCAAGATGGCGCCGGATCGCAACGTGATCCCGCTGAACGGCACGTTCCGGCCCGGATCTGTCGTCTATGGCGCCGTGTCCATGTCCGGTCAGCCGCTGATCCGGTCGGAGGATTTCAACGGCAACATCGGCCTGACCGAGGAAGAAAAGCGCCAGAAGGTCGAGACGGTCAAGGAGGCGTTCTACTACTCGATCATGTCGCTGACGGGCCGGACCGGCGTCAGCAACGAGGAAAACCGGGTGATCGAGGAAGCGCGCCTGCGCAATTGGGCGCCGCACGCCGACCGGATCATGGAGGAATGGGCCGCGCGCAAGTTCGAGCGGCGCTACCGCCTGCTTTTCAAGAACGGGCAGATCGACCCGCCGCCGCCGGGCACGCCGGAGGGGGTGCCGCTGCAGACCCGCTACCAGTCGCAGGCGGAAATGGCGCTGCGCGCCTCCGAAGCGCAGTCGGTGCGGACCTTCTTCAACGACATGCAGCCCTTGATGGAAATCTACCCCGAGGCGCGGCACCGGTTTTCGCCGGACGACTACATGGAGGTGCTGCACGAGGCCAGCCCCTCGCTGCCCCAGCGCCTGCTGGTGTCGCGGGAACAGGCGGCGGCGGCCGCCCAGCAAGAGCAACAGGCCGCCCAGGCGGCGCAGGCCGCGCAAATGGCCCGCGAGGGCGGCGCCGGGATGCGCGACATGGCGCAGGCGGCCCAGATCATGGGTCAAGGAGAAACGACATGACCAAGAAACCTTTTCTGGCGCCGTTCAGTGGCAGCAAGCCGCTGATCCTGGAGCCGATGCCGAACGGTGGCTGGGTCGTATCGCAGCAAGAAAGGGACTACGGGCGCCAACCCGCAGGTCTGGGGGCCTTCTCCAGCACCGGCGACATGCTGGATGCGTTGGAGTGCCTGCGGGTGAGAGACGTGCAAGATGGAGAAACGACATGACCAGGACAATTTGCATCTACCACGCCAACTGCGCGGACGGGTTCACCGCCGCATGGGCGGTGCGCTGTGCCTTTCGGGGCCAGAAGGTCGATTTCATCCCGGCCAGCTACGGGTCGGAACCGCCCAAGGTGGCCGGGGCCAACGTGCTGATCGTGGATTTCAGCTATCCGCGCAAGGTGCTGGAGCGGATGGCGAAAAGCGCCCGCTCGATCCTTGTCCTCGATCATCACAAGACGGCCGAGGCAGAGCTGGCCGGCATGGACCGGCCCGCCGAAACCTGGGCGAAGCATGTCTCGGCCGCAGGCAACCCGGCGGTGTTGTTCGACATGGAGCGCAGCGGCGCGCAGATGGCCTGGGACTACCTGCACCGGACGGCGCGCCCGCCGCTGGTCGATTACGTCGCGGATCGTGACCTGTGGCGCTGGCAAATGCAGGGGTCGCGCGAAATCAACGCGGTGATCCAATCGCTGGAACAGGATTTTGCCAATTGGGACGCGCTGGCCCATCGGCTGAAATCCGGGCCTGCGCCCTCCGGCGGTGTCATCCAGGAGGGCGAGGCGATCCTGCGGGTGCATGACAAGCTGGTGCGCCAGGTGATCGACGTGACCCGGCGCAACATGGTGATCGGCGGGCATGTGGTGCCGGTGGCGAACGGGCCATATGCGCTGGCCTCGGACGTGGCGGGCACGATGGCGGAAGGCGCGCCTTTCGCGGCCAACTATGTCGACGGTCCGGATGGCCGGGCCTTTTCCCTGCGGTCGCGGGCCGATGGCGTCGACGTCTCGGAAATCGCGGCGTCCTACGGCGGCGGCGGGCATCGCGGCGCGGCGGGGTTCCTGGCGGCGCGCGGCTGGGAGGGCGACGATGCCACAAACGGTTGACGAGCAGCTGGCCGGTGCGCGGAGGGCCGGTTGATGCTGGACCGCATGGGCATCCTGCAGGGCCTGTTCGGCGTCTTTGCCGGGCCGGGATCGGCGCAGGCGCGCGCGTCGGCCGGCGACCTGGCGCGGCGCTGGCGGCGGGCCTTTCACGAATTCCCGGATCTGCGCGCCGACCTGATCCGGCAGGCGGGGCTGCTGCGGCCCCAGCCTGTCACCATGACCGAGGGGGAGCCGACCGTGGCCCCGCTCGACCCGCACCGCCTGGCCTACGAGGCCGGGCGGCGCGACCTCGCCCTGCAGCTGCTGGCGGCCGGGGGCGTGAGCATCGACGAGTTGAACGCAATCGTGAAGGAAGACGACTATGAATAGGATTTTCGGACTGGCGCCCGCGTGGCGCGAACTGCTGCGCGAGGGCGAGGGCGCCGGCGGTGGCGGCGGTGAGGATACCGCTGGCGGCGCCGGCGGCGAAGATACCACGGCGGGCGCAGGCGGCGCGGATACTGTGCCCGGCGGCGCGGGTGGCGAAGGCGCTTCGACCTGGTGGGAGGACAAGCGGCTGGCCGATGCGCGGCCCCAGCTGGAGGCCTGGGGATTGACCACGGATGATCCCGTGGACGCGGTGGCCAAGCTGTCCAAGATGGAACGGGACGCACAGAAGAAACTGGGTAAGTCCGCCGACCAACTGATGGACCGCCCGGCCGAGGGGCAGGACGTGGGCGAGTGGCTGCGCCAGAACGGCGAGCTGTTCGGCATCCCCGAGGCGGCCGACAAGTACGAGCTGCAAAAGCCCGAGGGCTGGCCCAAGGATGCGCCCTGGGATGACACGCTGGAACAGGCAGCCCGGGCCAAGGGGCACGAGCTGGGGCTAAGCCAGTCGCAGATGCAGGGCATGACGGCGCTTTATGCTGAACATGTGGCCAGCCTGTTCGGATCGGCGGAAACCGACGCGGCGGCCGCCAACGAGGCCCTGCGCACGACGCTGCAGAAGGACTGGGGCGGGCAGTACGATGCCAAGGTGGCGCAGGCGCAGATGGCGGCCAGTGCGGTTGCCGAGGCCGCCGGGATCGACGGCGACGGCCTCAAGGCCCTGGGCGATCTGCTGGCGGGCAAGACGGGCGATGCGCAAACGATCAAGCTGTTCGCGGCCATTGGCGACATGATGGGCGAGGACACGCTGCAGCTGAGCAAGGGGCAGGGCAATACGCTGGGGGACACGCCGGCGGATGCGCGGGCCGAGCTGAAGGCCATGATGGCCCCGGACAGCGACTATTCCAAGGCATCTGCGCTGAAACGCCAGGGCAAAGCCAGCCCGGATTTCGACCGTCTGCACAAGCGGTACACCCAGCTGACCGCCCTGGCCGCGAAACGGTAAACCCCGTTTCGGAACGATCCCAAGATATGCGCCGCCCGACCAGATCGGGCGGTTTTTTCTTGACAGCCCCCCAAATCTGGCGCTTACCCTGCGCGTGACGGGTGGCGTTGCCTTGGCGACGTCCGTCTGATCCGGGTAACTCCCGGCGGCCCAGGCCCCCGTTGTGGCCAGGTGCGGGTCCGGCAGCGCCGGGCGGCCCCTCCGAAATCTCACCAGATCGCTGATTTTTCGAGAGAGGGGACAAATGTCCTACAATCAAACCGTGGAGCCGCATCACAAGCTCCAGTATTCCAACAACGTGAAGATGGTCGCGCAGCAGGTGCAGAACCCGCTGCGCGCGGCCGTCACCATCGTTCCTGCCTCGGGCGAGGCGCAGGACATTGCCGACCTGATCGGCAAGACCGAGTACCAGGAGGGCGAGGACTACGGTCAGCGCAACCCGGAAATCACGCCGCAGCGGAACCGCCGCTGGCTGATCCGGCCCAAGAGCGTCGAGATCGGCCAGACCATCACCAAGGAAGAAAAGTTCGACCAGGCGATGGATCACACCTCGATGCTGGTCCGTAACCAGGTGTGGACGGTCGAGCGCGGTGTCTATGACCGCATCCTGGGTGTCAGGATGGTGGGCAGCAGCTTTGAGATCGCCGGCGGCGGTATCCTGGGCGCGGTGCATTCCGGCAAGACGCCGAGTTCCACCAGCGATCTGCCCACGGGCAACTTCATCGCCGTCAACGCGGGCGGCTCCGGCAACACTGGCCTGACCACGTACAAGCTGCGCGCCGCGACCGAGGCGATGGAGCTGCAGGACTTTGGCCTGGAAACCGAGGACGAGGTTTGGGGCCTCATCACGCCCAAGCAGAAAACCGACCTCATCAACCTGGCGATTGCCACGGGCAGCAACCTCGACCCCTTCGAAGTAAAAGCCATCCGCGACGGCAAGCCGGGCACTCTGCTGGGCATCAACTGGCTGTTTTCCAACCGCCTGCCGGTGGACAGCGACGGCTATCGCCTGGTGCCGATCTGGACGAAAGCCAACATCGTCTGCGGCATGTGGCAGGACGTCGAGGGCGCGATGTGGAACAACACCGAGCGCAAGAACCTGCCCTACATCTTCACCGATGCCTACCCGGCCGCCGGGCGCGTCGAAGATGCTGGCGTGCGCGTCATCCGCTGCAACGAAGCCTGACCCGGCGGGGCCGGGCATCCCGGCCCCAGCTTGATCCAGACATGAGCAAGGGAGGCCGCAATGGCCATCGTCAAAACTCTTTCCGACCTGATCCACGACACGATGGATCTTACCTCCACCCCGCCGGACCCGGAAAAGGCGCGCGGGCGCCTCATCTGTTCCACCGGCACCGTCGCAAACGCCGCCGCCGACAGCAACACGTCGATGTATCACCTAGCGACCCTTCCGGGCCGCGCCGTGGTGCACGAGGACACGTTTTTCGACGTCGAAAACTGGGGCTTTGCCCAGGTCGTGATCGGCACGAAAACCGACACCGATGCGCTGGTCGATCAGACCAAGGCAACGGAAAACATCGTCCAGCCCATCGCCATTGGCGATGCCAACCACGGCAAGTTCTGGTGGGAAGTGCTGGGCCTGGCCGCGCAGCCCAACGTGATCGAGATCTGGGCGCACGCCGAGGCCGATGCCACGGGCGCGGGGTCGATGCCCTTCCGTCTTGCCTACCTGATGCCCTGACGGGTGCCGCCGGGCGCCCGTCGCCCGGCGCATGAAAGGGGCGCGCCTTGACCATCGACATTGCCACATCGAGCGTTGTCAGCCAGGCCTGCCGGATCATGGAAATTGGTCCGGTGGCCTCTTTCGCGGAAGGGTCGCCGCAGGCGCTGGCCCTGGCCGAGCAATACCCCGAGGCGCGCGACCTGGTGCTGCAAAGCCATGACTGGTCCGCCGCGCGGGTCATGGCGGCGCTGGCGCCGGTCACGGTGGCCGGACTGGCGACGGACCCGGATCTTGCCTACAGCTACCAGCTGCCCGCCGATTGCCTGAAACTGTGGAAGGTCCACGGCACCGGGGCCTTTCGCGTCGATGGCCGGGTGATCCGGTCCGAGACGGCGGAAACCCTGACCATCCGCTATGCCCGGCAGATCGAGCGCGAGGCCGATCTTGGCCCGGATCTGCGGCTGGCGGTGGCGCAGCAGCTGGCGCACCTTCTGGCGCCGGTGTTCGTCGGATCGCGGACCAAGCGCGACAGCATCGAGGCCGGGCTGGAACGTGTCCTGTCCGTGGCGCGGGTGAACGACGCGCATTCCGCCAGCGCGCACCAGCTGGACGGGGACGCGCCGGATACCAGCTGGGTCAGCGAGGCGCTGCGATGACGCGGGCGCGGCTGGTCCAGAACGCCTTTTCCTCGGGCGAGATTGACCCGCGCCTGTTCGGGCGCAACGACTTCACGCGGTTCAAGACCGGGCTGGCGGAATGCCGGGGCTTCATTCCGCTGGTGCAGGGCGGGTTCACGCGGGCGCCGGGCACCGAACGCCGGGGCGAAACCCGCAACAACAGCCCGGCGCGGCGCATCCCCTTCAGCTTTGCCCAGAACGACGCGGTGGAGCTGGAATTCACCGATAGCGTGATGCGCGTCTGGCGCTACGGCGACCTGGTGATGGACGGCGGATCGCCCTACGAGCTGGCCACGCCCTTCGAGGAAAGCGACCTGCCGAACCTGGACTGGGCACAGGACGGCGACGTGATTTACCTGGTCGATGGCCGCAACCCGATGCAAAAGCTCAGCCGCGCCGCGCTGGACGACTGGAGCATCGCGGACGTCGCGCTGGATCGTGGCCCGTTCCGCATTCCGAACTTGGACGAAACCAAGACGGTTCAGGTGGAATACCTCACCGGCGGGGCGGTGGAATACTGGCAGGCTGAGGAAAACCTGACCAATGGCGACCGGCGGCAGTACGGATCGAACATCTACATCTATCGCGGCACGCAAACGGATTTCACCGGCGGGTTCGTGGATGGACACTGCGGCACGCGAGGGCCGACGCACACCAGCGGCACCAAGACCTACGAGATGGCGGACACCTCCGGCGGCGGCCTGATTGTCGAGGTCCGGTGGGAATTCGACGTTGTGACCGAGGGCGAGGGCACGGTGCGCCTGATCGGCAGCGGCGATCCTTTCGACGCCGAAATGGTCGGTGGCCTGATGCTGATCGAGCCGGTGGATTTCGAGGACGTGCCGGTGTGGGTCGGCAATGACAGCAAGCGCAACGGCAAGCTGGTTCTGTACGCAGACAACATCTATCGGCACATCGCCGGATCGGACAGCGGCGTGAACCCGCCAACCCATGTCGGCGGCACGCGCATGACGGACGGTAACTCCGAAACCAAGTACCAGTGGATTTCCGGGCTGCGCGGGATCGTTCGCATCACCAGCTTTACCGATGCCAACGAGGTCGAGGCCGACCAGGTGCTGCCCGTGCCGCGCCCCTGTTTCGACAGCGCCACCTATCTCTGGGCCGAGGGGGCCTGGTCGGACAAGTACGGCTACCCGGCGGCGGTCGAGCTGCACGAGCGGCGCCTGTTCGCGGCCGCCACTCCCAGCGATCCGCGCACGGTCTGGGGCAGTCAGCAGGGCGATTTCGAGGATTTCCTGGTGGGCGACGCGGCGGATGCGCCGCTGGGCTATACGCTGGCGACGGACGGTCAGAAAAACCGCATCCTGTGGCTGGCGACCGGGCGGCGGGGCCTGTTCATCGGATCGCTGGGCGAGGTCTACCGCGCCTATTCCAGTTCCCAGAACGAGGCCATCGGGCCGACCACCTTTGCGACCGAGATTGTCGCCCCGGACGGCGCAAGAGAGGCCCGCCCCATCGCGGCCTTTGGCGATCCGATCTACCCGGTGCGCGGCGGCGGCCGGGTGCAGGAGGTCAAATACAGCTTCGAGGTGGACGGGGCCGTGCCGCGCGATCTGTCCTTGCCGTCGCGCCACCTTGCGGCCTCGCCCATCGAGCAGATCGAATGGCAGGGCGCGCCGGGCAAGCTGGCCTGGATGCGGCGGGCCGATGGCCTTCTGCTGGTCCTGCTGTACGAACCGGAGCAAGAGGTCCTGGGCTGGGCGCCGGTGCCCGTGGCCGGCGGCTTTGTCGAGGACATTACCGTAAGCCCGGCGGCGGACGGCACGCGCGACGTGGTGACGCTGACGGTGCTGCGCACGCTGGACGGCGGAACGGTGCGCACGGTCGAGCAGCTGGCCGACAACGAGGCGGCCTTGCTGGGCGGCGCCGGGGTGGAGGAATTCAACCACCTTTACTGCGCGTCGATCTACGAGGGCGCCGCGACGTCCAGCCTGTCGGTGCCGCACCTGGCAAACGAGACCGTGACCGCCTGGACCGATGGTGGCGATTTCCCCGGCCTGACCGTGGCGGGCGACGGAACCGTGACCCTGCCGGGCGCGGTCACGCGGGCCACCGTGGGCCTGTTCGATGACAGCCACCGGGTCGAGACGCTGCCGCTGCAGGCCGTGCGTCGGGACGGCGATCAGCGCGGGCGCCCGATGCGCCTGCATTCCGGCGTCGGCGCCGTGCTGCACCGGACGGCGGGCGGACAGATCGCGGCGGTCGCGCGCGATTTCGGACAGGCCCCGCGCGAGGGCGGCTGGATCGGCATGGTGCCCGAGGCCTTTGACGCGGATGGGGGCGAGGCCTGGAGCGGCGCTACCCGCCTGGACGTGACCACCTTGGCCACGCTGGACCTGCGCCTGCGCATTCGGCCCCAGGGTGGGCGCCCCCTGACAGTCCTGGCGCTGGTTTCCGAAGTTGAAGGGGAGGGCGTCTGATGTGCGAGCTGATTTCAGGTCTGACGCTGGCCACGGCGCTGCAGGGTGTCGGGCTGGCCGCCAGTGTTGTCGGCCCAATGATGCAAGCGCAGCAGGCCAGCGCCACGGCCCAGGTGCAGGCGCGGGCCTATGAACAGCAGCGCGACCAGCAGCAGATCCTGCGGGCGGTCGAGGAACAGCGCACCCGCCGCGACATGGCGCGCGAGGTCCGCCGGCAGGCCTCGCAATTCGCAGTGCGCGGCGTCGAGACGGACAGCCCGACCGCGATCTACCTGGGCCAGACGGCGGCCGAGGAAATGGTGTTCGCGGCGCAGTCCGTCCGCCAGGGCGCGATGGCCGAGGCAACCGAGCTGACCAACGAGGCCCGACTGACCCGCGCGCGCGGGCAGCTGGCCCTGACCAAGGGCATGTTCAGCGCGGCGGGCAACCTGCTGACCGGCGCGCCCAAGGTCTGGCCGGAGCTGCTGGCATGAGCGGGTTGACGGTTCCCAAGGCGCCGAATTCGGCAGGCCGCGTGGCCCGGGCGCCGAACCTGTCGAGCCTGGCATCCTCGGCCCTGGGCGAGGGCATCGAGGACCTGGGCAAGACCATGCTCGACGTGGGGACCACGCTGGAAAACGACCGGCTGGACCGCGAAATGCAGCGCCACGAGGTCGACCTGGCCCGCGACGTCAACGACCTGCGGCTGGAGATCGAACAGATCGGTGATCCCGACGCCGCAGACGCCGCCTGGCAAAACGGCGTCAAGGGTCTGCGCGCGCGGTACGAGGCGCCGGACCAGGACGGCCGCCCGCGCGTCGATCCGAAGAATTCCGAACGGTTCGGCCTGGCCTTCGACAGCCTGACCGACAGCGTGTCCTACAGCCTGGGACGCCGCAGTCTGGGCCTGCGCCAGTCGCAGCGTGAGGCCAACTGGATTTCCTACGCGCATGAGGCGACGGTGGCAGCTTCGACAGCGGACCCCCGCCAGCGCGACGAGCTGATCGCGATGGGCGACCGCCAGATCGCCGCGATGCTGGCCGCCGGCGCCATCGACCCGGCAGAGGCCGAAAAGCGCCGTCTTGGGCTGCGCGCGGACGTGTCGAATGCCCGCGCCATCCAGGCCATCAGCGATGACCCGGACGCTTTCATTGCCGAGCTGGACGGCGGCGGCTTTACCGGGTTGGAGGCGGACACGCGCGCCCGCTACCGCACGCAGGCCGAACGGGCCATCGAGGCGCGCGCCAAGGAGGAAGCGCGCGAGCTGGAGCGCGCCGCCGAGGCCCGCGAAAAGGAAGTGGGCGACCGGCTCAAGAGCATGACAGAGATCATGCTGGCCGGGCGCGAAGCGGTTGACGAGAAGTTCCTGGCCACGCCGGAAGCGCAGGCGCATCCGCTTTTTGCCGAAACGATGGCCGCCCGCCAGTTGCGCGAGGACGGCGTTGATCTGAAATCCATGACGCCCTCGCAGATCGACGCGCTGATCGCGGGCGAGCGCACCAAGAAGCTGAAAGAACCCTACCAGCTCAAGAAACTGGAGCTGCTGGAGGATGCGCTGGCCGCGCATGAAAAGGGCTATGAGACCGACCCCATCGGCTACCGGCAGGACCTCGGCCTGCAGGTGACGGACCTGCCCGAGCTGGACCCCGCCGATACGTCGCGCTTCAGCCGGGCGCTGGAGTTCCGCTTTCTCAACGCGGAACAGCTGGTCAAGGAAGGGTTCACGCGCGACATTCGGATGCTCAGCAATGCCGAACGCGACGAGCTGAATGCCCGGGCCGGGGTGGATGCTGACCCGGCCGAACGCCTGGCGCTGGCCAAGGCGATCATCGGGTCCGACCCCGGGGCGGCGGACCATGTGATTGGCCAGGTCGAGGACCCGGTGTTCGCCCATGTCGCCGGCCTGTTGGAGGATGGCGGCAGCGACCGGGTGGCGCAGGACATCCTGCGGGGGCAGCGCATCATTGCCGAGAAAACCGTCATCATGCCGCCCGAGGCGGAGCGGAAGGATGAGGCCTACCTGGTCCTGCGCGGCTACTTTGCCGGGGTTCCCGCCAGCGAGGACATAGAGGCATCGGTGCTGGCGGCCGCCGACGCGCTCTATGCATCGCGGGTGCGTCAGCAGGCCCCGGACCAGGATGTTGACGGGGCCGAGTACCGCCGCGCCGTCCACGAGGTTTTGGGCGGCACCATCGACGGCCGCGACAAGCGGGGTGGCCTGCAGGACATTCGGGGCGCCATGACGCTGCTGCCCGCCGGGGTCAAGGCGCGCCAGGTCGAAGATGCCCTTGGCGAGTTGTCCACCAACCTCTCCGGCGCCCGGACACCGGCCGACCCGCAGGGCTATTCCGACATGATCGCCTCGGGCCGCCCGAGGGCGGAAACCTTCCTGACACCTGACGAGGCGCGCGAGCGGGGCAAGGCGCGCCTGCAACGCATTTCCCTGTCGGGCGGGCTACCCACTTTCGACGGGTTCATGATCCATCCCGAGGATCTGCGCCAGGCCCAGGTGCGGGCGGTCGGGCCGGGACGTTACCGGCTCTGGCTCGACGGGGAATACGCGCTCGATCATACCACCGGCGCCCCCTACGAGTTCAACATGTTCCAACTGCTGCGCGAGGTGGGGCAATGAGCTTTATCCTCAAGGGTATTGCCGCGCTGGCGCAAGAGGGGCGCGATCTGTTCGGGCAAGAGCCTGACGCCACGTCCCCGGCGCCCCCCGTCGCAGCCCCGGCTGCCGTGCCGGCGCCCGCCCCCGCGGCTGCCCCGCAAGATCCGCCCCCGGCGCCGGAACCGAAGGGCCCCACACTGGCAGAGCGGCTGCGCGCGGGATGGACGGAAAACCGCATCCTGAAAGACCAGTGGGACCGCGCCGAAAGCATCGAGCGGGATTATGTCGATGAGCTGACCGAAATGATCCCGCCGGAGTATTTCTCCGAGGATCGCAGCGCCTATGCCGTGGCGCCCTGGCGCGAGCGGCATGACTGGCTGTTGGATGCGGCGCGCGCCGCCCGGCAGGCAGATCCGGCCAAGTTCGGGGATCTGCCCAGGGTTATCGAAGATTTCGAGGACGAGGTTCTGCGCCGCCGCCAGGCAGAGCTGCAGGAGGTGCAGGACGTCTTGCGCGGCACCCCCGGCGATGCCTGGGGCGTACCGGAATTCCTGGGCGCGATGGGGGCAGACCTTTTGTCGCCCGGCGGGCTGACCATGATGGTGGTCCCGGGCGCGGGTGCGGTGGGCACCGCTGGCCGTGTCACGCTGGGCAGCGCCGCCCGGTTTTCCGCTTTCGAGGGGGTCATGTCCGGGGCCGAGGAAGGGCTGAGCCTGCCCGACCAGTTCCGGGTGGCCGATGACCTGGACCAGCCAGCCCCGCAACCGGGCAGGCAGATCCTTGGGGCAACCGTCGCTGGCGCCGGTCTTGCCGGTGCGCTGTCTGGCCTGGGCATGGCCGCGCAACGGTTCGTCCACAGCCGCCGGGCGGCGGACGAGGCCGAGGCAGACCGCAGGCCCGAGGGCGTGACACCGTTGCAGCATCGCCGCGAGCTGGACCAGGCGGCGGGAGATCTGCGCACCGGGCGCCCGGCGGCAGACCCGGATCGCTACCAGTTCGATTGGGACAGGCACCGCACCGATGGGGGCCTGCGCGATGACGCGATTTCCCGGATGCGGCCCAACCTGCGCAGCGGCCTGGAAGAGATGATTTCCGCCGCGCCGCCGCGTATCCGCGAGGGCCTGCAGGTCTATTCCGGCTATCGTTCGCCCGAGCTGCAGGCGCGGCTCTGGGCCGGGGCGTTGAAGAAGTACGGCAGCCCGCAGGCGGCCAGGAAATGGGTGGCGCCGCCGGGCAAGTCCAACCACAACCACGGGCAGGCCGCAGACCTCAAGTGGAACGGCTTGCGGATCGACCAGGCCCCGGCGGACGTGCGCGACTGGCTGCACCGGAACGCCGGTAAATACGGGCTGCATTTCCCACTGGGCAATGAACCCTGGCACATCGAGCCGCTGGGCACGCGGGGCACCGCGCCGGCCCGCCCGCGTGATGCCCAGCCCGGCAAGCCCCTGACCTTCTCGGATTTCGATTTCACGCCCAAGGGCAATGCCAGCCCGACGACAAACCCGATCGGCTACGTTTTCGGCAGGCTGCTGGAACGGGGCTACACGCCGGAACAGGCTGCGGGCATCGTCGGCAACCTGATGCAGGAAAGCACGCCGCGCCTGAACACGGCCCATGTGGGGGACGGCGGCAATTCCATCGGCATGGGGCAATGGAACGGGCCGCGCCGTCACGCGCTGCTGGCCTATGCGCGTGAACAGGGCAAGGACTGGCGGGATCTGGATACCCAGATCGACTTTCTGGATCACGAGCTGCGCACGTCCGAACGGGCGGCGGGCGATGCGATCCGGGCCGCCAAGACGGCGACCGAGGCCGCGCGCATCGGCTCTGAGCGGTTCTGGAGACCGGGCATTCCCCGGATCGAAAAGCGCATGGGCTATGCCGAGGACCTGATGGAGTTCTTCGCCGCCGGTCGCGTGCCGCGCTACCCGGGGGCGCGCAGCGGCGGCAGCGATGGTGCCGGCGGCGGGTCCTTCACCGGCTACACGTCGCGCGGCTACACCGCCACGGGGCAGGTCACGGCCGGCGATGGAATGACGGTTGACGTGGCGTACCAGGTGGTCGACCTGGCAAAGCTCAAGCGGGCCAGCGGCGAGTTGCAACCCCGCGACCGGACCCGTGCCGCCAGCGACGAACAGATCGCGGAGTTGGCCGCACGGCTGGACCCGGCGCGCCTGATGCCTTCGCCCGAGGCCGACCGGGGCGCGCCCATCGTCGGCGGCGATGACGTGATCGAAAGCGGCAACGGCCGGGTCATGGCGCTGGAACGCGCCTATGACCAGCACCCGGATCGTGCCAGTGCCTACCGTCAGCAGATCGAGACGGCGGGCTTTGACATTCCGGCGGACGTGGACCGCCCGGTGCTGATCGCGCGCCGCACCAGCGAGTTGTCCGACGCCGACCGGCAGGGCTTTGTCCGCGCGGCCAACCAAAGCCAGATCGCCCGGATGAGCGCGACCGAACGCGCGGCGATGGACGCGCGCAAGATCGACGCCCAGACCGTTGGCCTGTTCGATCCGCGGTTCGGGCTGCGCGCCCCGGAAAACAGCGCCTTTACCCGGCGCGTGCTGGGCGCACTGCCGCAGGCGGAACGGTCGGGGCTTGTGGATGCGGGCGGCAAGCTCAACGCCGAGGGCGCCCTGCGCATCCGCCAGGCCCTGTTCGCGCGGGCCTACGATGCGCCCGACCTTCTGGCGCGATACACCGAAATCGGCGAAGGCCCGATGAAATCGCTGATGACGGCGCTGGAGCTGGCCGCCCCGGATTGGGCGGCCATGCGCGCGGCCGTGGCGGAGGGGCGGCTGCGCCCGGAAATGGACATCACGCCCTTCGTGCTGGACGCGATGCGCCTCATTGCCCTGGCGCGCGACACGGCGGCCCGGGACGGCGGCAAGGTGGCCGAGGTGCTGGACGGGCTGCTGGCCGACATTGACCTGCTGGAGGGGGCGGTGCCGCCGCTGACCGTCGCCCTGGTGCGCAAGTTCGTGCCCAAGGGGCGCGCGGCCCCGGCCGAGAAGATCGCGGATTTCCTGAAACGCTACGCCAAGGAGGCGCAGAAGATCGGCGGCACCGAGGCGGCGCTGTTCGATGCACCCGGCCCGCTGGATGCGCTCAAGGCCATCGACGGCGAGGCCTTTGGCGAGTTGACCGAGACCGGCCGCGCCGCCAGCGCCGCGCCCCCGGCCGAGCCTGCGGCTGATCCCCTGCCGCAAACGCCGGTCACGCCGGAGCAGGCCGAGGCGGTGCGGGACCAGGCCGATGCCAGCCTGCGCGACAGCCTGCCGGAGGATCTGCGCGAAGGGGCCGAGGATCTGGAAATCCGGTTCGATGAAAACGGCCCCAGCTACCGGCTGTCCGAGATCCTGGACGATCTGGACGCGGACGAGGTTCTGGAAACCGTTGTTGACCTGTGCGGCGTGAAAGGGGCGGCCTGATGGCAAATATCCATGATTGCCTGGACCGGGCGGTAGAGGACGGCGAGCTGGACAAGACCCGTGCCGACGAGGCCGCGCGGGAATACGACCAGCTGCTGGCGCGCTACGAAAGCGTGATGCCCGGCCCGGCGGCCGAGGCGGCGGCGCTGGCGGATCTGAAAGAGGCCACCAGGCGCCAGGCACGGTCCCGCCGGCACACGGTCCTGAACCAGCTGCAGGCCATGCGCCGCCTGACAACGCTGATCGGGGACGCGCCGGACCCGGCCCTGGCGATCCGCGACCTGATCGAGCATTCCGAGACCAGCGGCTTTGCCGGGGAAAGCATCCGGTCGCTGTCCGACGCCTACATTCAGTCGGTCAATTTCGGCATCCAGGACGCGCTGACGGCAACGGGCCGTGACGTCCTGGGCCGCAGCCGTGACAAGGCCCTGCTGCAGGACGTCCTGCGCGAGCTGCACCTGGAGGACACCGGCAGCGCCAAGGCGAAAGAGCTGGCCGATGCGGTGCGCCGTCAGCAGGAACGCCTGCGCCAGGCCTTCAACGATCATGGCGGCGACATTGGCAAGCTGGACGACTACGGGGTGACGCACACCCATGACCATCATGTGATCCAGCAGGCGGGGTTCGACACCTGGTCGACCTTCATCCGTGACAAGCTGGACTGGAGCCGCATCGAGGACCGCGCCACCGGCAAACCCTTTGTCGCGGAAAAGGGCGAGCTGCCGGATGCAGAGACCGCCACCGTCTTTCTGCGCGAGATCTACAACGGGATCGTGACGCAGGGCTGGAACAAGCGCGAGCCGAGCATGGCCGTGGGCGGCAAGGCGCTTTACAACACCCGCGCAGATGCGCGCGTGCTGCATTTCCGGGATGGGTCCAACTGGCTGGATTACAACGCGCGGTTCGGATCGGGCGATCCCTTTTCGTCGCTGATCGGCGGGCTGCACGGCATGGCCCGCGACATTGCCCAGATGCGCGTTCTGGGGCCGAACCCCAAGCTGGGGCTGGAATACGCGGTGCAGGTCGCGCAAAAGCGCGTGGCCGGAAAATCGCAGGCCGAGATTGCCGTGGGCAAGAAGGCGGCCCTGGCCCGCACCATGCTCAGCCATTTCGACGGCAGCGTGAACAACACCGAGAACGAGGCGCTTGCGCGGTTCTTCTCGAACACCCGCAGCGCGATCACCTCGGCCAAGCTGGGCGCCGCGATCCTTTCGGCCCCGACCGACCTGGTGACGGTGAGCAAGGCCGCGCGGATCGCGGGCATGAAGCCGCAGAACGTCCTGGGCCGGGCCGTGCAGCTGGCCGCCAGTGCAGGCGACCGCAAGATGGCCCGCCGCGCCGGCTATGTGGCCGAGACGCTGGCCGACACCGGCGCCGCAGGCAACCGCTACCTGGCGCAGCAGATGACCAGCGAGACCATCGACCGGCTGACCAGTTTCACCATCCGGGCCTCTGGCCTGTCCTACTGGACCGACATGCTGAAAACCGCGTTCCGGCTGGAGTTCGCGGGCTACCTGGCGCAGAACGCCGACCGCGCGCTGGACGAGGTGGACGCGCCCCTGGCGAAGATCCTTCAGGACAGGGGCATAACCCCGGCGGACTGGGACCTGCTGCGCGCGCCCGAGGGTCGGTTCGTCGAACAGGGTGGCGGCGATTTCCTGTCACCGGTCTACTGGCTGGAACACCAGTCCAGCCTGCCGCGCACCGAGGCCGAGGGGCTGGCCCTGCGCCTGCAGATGATGATCGAGGAACAGCTGGAATACGCCGTGCCGACCATGCGCCTGGAGGGCAGGGCGCGAACGGTAGGCGATACCCGGCCGGGCACCTTCGCAGGAGAGTTGCTGCGCAGCTCGACCATGTTCAAGGGCTTTGCCCTGTCCCTGACCATCGGCCAGTATCGCCGCTTCGTGGCCCTGCCGACCGGCACCGACCGGGCGATCTACGCGGCCCAGATGGTGGTCGGCCTGACCTTGCTGGGGGCACTGTCGGTTCAGCTGAAGGAGCTGAGCAAGGCCCGCGATCCGCGTCCGATGGACAGCGGCGCATTCTGGGCGGCCGCCGTGGCGCAGGGCGGTGGCCTGGGGATCTTCGGGGATTTCTTCGCGGCCGAGACGAACCGCTTTGGCGGCGGCCTGGGCGAGACCATCGCGGGGCCGATGATCGGCCTGGGCGGTGACGTCATCAACCTGGGCGCCTCCAACGCCGCGCGGGCCTTCGCGCGCGAGGACACTTTTCTTGGCCGCGATGTGGCGAATTTCGCCCGGTACAACACCCCGGTTGCCTCCAGCCTCTGGTATCAGCGCGCCGCCTTCGACCGGATCGTGGCGGACCAGCTACAAGCCTTCCTGGACCCCGAGGCCGAGGCCGTCTGGGAGCGCCAGGAAGCCAACCGCGAACGCAACTACGGCACCCGCACCTGGTGGGAACGGGGCAAGCTGGCCCCGGAACGCGCCCCGGACATGACCAACGTGATCGGCGGTGCCCGATGACCCACAGCACACCAGAACATCGGCGGGCCAAGCCCTGCCGGTGCCGCCGCCCCGGCCCAGCGAAAGAGGCGTCGCAACGCCGGGGCGGCATCGAGCAGCAGCAGGAGGGCGCTTGAATGGTTGTCGATCTACTACCGGCCAAGGTGGAGCATACGGTGGCCGGTGTCGGCCCCTACACTATCGGCCACGAGTACACCGAAGGCTCGATTTTCGTCAGGATCTCCAGCGCCAGCGGTGCGCCCCGGTTGGCCGAGGACGATTACGCGGTGGACCCGGCGGCGGGTGCCGATGGGGCGGTGACACTCAGCACGGCGGCGGCGGCGCTTTACGATGGCGAGACGCTGGTGATCGAGCGCGAGACCTCGCCGCAACAGGGCTGGACCGGCGGCGGTGGCGTGCGTGGCACGGCGGCAGAGGCGCAGATGGATCGGGCCATGATGCTGATGCAGGAGCTGCGCCAGGGCGTGCGGTCCAGCATCCGCTTTCCCGGCCACATTGGCGAGGCCGAGGAACTGCGGGTCACGGCGGAGGCGCGGGCAAACTCGATCCTGGTCTTTGACGGCGACGGCAACCCGGCAGTGTCCGAAGTCGCCGCCGGCGACGTGGTGGAGGCCCTGACGGCGACACTGGAAGCGCGGGACGATGCGGAGGCGGCCTTGGCCAGCGCCCTGTCAGCCCTCGCCTCGTTTGCCGCCGGAAACCCGCTGAGCTTTCCGCTCGATCTGGGCCTGGTCGAGGACGCGATTTTGACAAACAGCTATGACCTTGGGGGCGTGTGATGGCGCAGCAGCTACAACACCGGCGCGGGACGGCCGCGCAGAACAACCTGTTTACCGGCAGCGCCGGCGAGCTGACGATGGCAACCGATACCGTCGAGGCGCGCATTCATGACGGCGTGACGCTGGGTGGCGTGCCCCTGGCGCGCAAGCCCATGACCTCGCCCGCTGCGCTGGCGGCCTACACCGGGCCGCTGCCGGCGGTCGGTGACGATGTGCAGGCCGGGCCATACCTCTACGAGCGCGCGGCCGATGATGAAACCGACGCGGCCGCAATGGCGGTGGCCGGGGGCCGCAAGGTCTTTGCCAAGCCGAAAAGCGGCATCTGGTACTTCTCGCAGCTGAACCCCGCGCTGGACAACTCGGCCGACACGGCGGCGCTGATGAACGCGGCGATCCAGCGGGTCAAGGCGGTGGACGGCAGCGGCAAGATCATTCTCGAACCGGGCCAGTACCGGACGGATGCCCCCATTGCCTACGATAGCTTCGTTGAGATCGAGGGGATCAACCCGCGCGGCGGCGTTCGGGGCGGTGGCGGCCATGCCCTGCGCCCCGTGGTGATCCTGCCGACGCATACGGGATCGGTGTTCCAGATCGGTTCTGCGGCTGGTGCTGGCCTGCGCGTGCAGGCGGCGGCGCTGCGCAACATCACGATTTCGGCCAGCTCGGGCGATGCGAATTACCAGAACTTCACCGGGATCGAGGTCATCGGCGCGCGGGGCTGCGAGCTGTCGAACGTGCTGGTGATCGGCGCGGCCGTGGGCTGGGACTGGACGGCGGCGGAAGGGGTCGCGCAGTACAACGAGACGTTCCGCGCCGGGGCGGTGGACTGCGATATTGGCATTCGCCTGGAGAACAGCGCGGGCCTCGCGGACAGCAGCCCGTTCTGTCAGGCCAACCACATTGGGGTTGGCGAAGTCACGAATTGCCGGATCGGTGTCTATGTCGGGAACGGTCAGCTGGTGGACAACGTGATCGACGTCAGCGGCGGCCAGATGGCCGGCCATGACGAATACGGCATCTACATCAAGGGCGATCACTGGACGCGCAGCAGGACACGCCTGTTCGGCAACTCCTGGATGGAGAACATCGCCGGTGAAGATCCCGACACGACGCTGAAATTCAAGCGTGACGTCTACGTGGAAAACGCGGTGGTCTACTACGGTCACGGCTTCCGGGCCGACCGGATTACGCGCGGCGCGAATTCGCAGGTCATACCCCAGGGGCCGCGTGTCCAGGCCGAGGCACAACTGCCCGGCGTGGGCCTGCCCCGTGGTGGCCTGTCGCGCCTGTGGTCCTTCGACGATGTGGGCGGGAACGCATGGACCTGCCCGGTGAGCGGTGCCGTCGCCACCAATGCGGGCGGCACCAAGCAGGCCGCAGACACGCGCTATGGCAGCGGTGTGGCCGGGGATGGCGCCGGCGGCGGACTGACTGTCGCGGATACCAGTTTCGACTGGACCAGCGACTGGACGCTGGCCCTGTGTACCTGCAACCCGGTCGACGGGAGCCACAACACGTTCACGGTCAAGGATGGCGGCGGGACCAATATCCTGGCGATCAAGCCGCGCTCGAACTTCATAGAGCTGGAGCTGACGGTTGCGGGTTCGAAAACCGAACGGAACTGGACGACCAAAAGCACCAGCCATATCGCCAATTCGCAATGGTGCGTTGTCAGCTACGATGCTTCGACAACGACATTCACCTGTTACGCGGCGTCCGGTCTGCCCTATGATCCGAACCTTTCCGCCGTGCTGGAGATCCCGGCCGCGCTTGGCGCCGGGTCCTATGCGACCTGGAACCTGAACGGGTCGGACAACTCCTGGGTGGTCCTCGATGAGGTTGGCCTTTGGGATCGTATCCTGACCGCCGACGAGATTTTCGCGATCTGCAACCTGGACGAGGGGCTGGTGACGGCCTTTGGCTTCGATCCTGTTGACCCGATGCAGCGGGGCGCGCCGGGGACCGGCAAGCTGATCCTCGATCCCGACGCGGCGTCTGCAGGATCGGCGCCGGAGCTGGCGGTTGAGGTGCAGGGAACAGAGGTCGTGAGCGTGACCCCGGCGGGCCTCGAAGTGGTCGGGCGCATGGCGGTCACGCCGGTTGCCTATGCGGGCCTGCCTGGAACGCCGGCGGTTGGGGATCGGTCCTTTGTGACCGATGCCACGGTGTCGGCGTTCGGGGCGACGGTTTCCGCCGGTGGCGGCGGCAATGCGGTGCCCGTGTTCTGGAACGGGTCGAACTGGTTGGTCGGCTAGGTCGGCGGCGTGAATGAAGGAGGGGCGTGATGGCCTGGTACGACAAAGGGTCTGACTATTGGGCGGCCTGGCTGGGCGTGGCGATCTACATGGCGTTGCGCAACGCGGATCGTGCGCCGATCCTGCGCCGCATCCTGAAGCTGGGATCTTCCACCCTGTTGGGGGCGAGCCTGTCCGAACCTGTCGCGGCAATGTTCGGCGCCCCCGAAACGCTGGTCATGGTGTTCCTGGTCGTGGGCGCGCACCTGGTCCTGGATCTGGTGATGGCGCTGCTGTCCGACCGGGCACTGATCGCGGACATTGTGCGCGGGCGCATGGGGGGCGGGCGCAATGGCTGACGTGTCTCATACCAGGCGCACGCTGCAATGCAGCTGGGACCGCATCCTGGTCCTGATCCTGATGGCCTTGCTGGCGGCGCTGCTGCCACACGACGACACCCCAACACAGCCGGTCCATACGGAGGAAGCGGAATGATCTACCAGGGCAAAGCCCGATACCCGGTGCACGAGGCGATCCTGCATACCTCGGCCACGCCGGGCGGCTGGGACGATGGCAAGAGCGACCAGGAGGTGCTTGATGCCTTCTGGCGCTGGCATGTCGAGGGGTATCCGCACCGCTGGCGCAAGGTGGGCTATCACCGGATCATCCGCACGGACGGGACGGTGCTGTGGAACACCGATTTCCTCCGCTCGATCACCGAGATCGGCGCCCATGTCCGAGAGCGCAACCGGGGCACCATCGGGATCTGCCTGATCCCCGCGCGCACGGTGCCCAACGTCCTGCGGCCCGGCGCCTATTTTGCGGACTTCTACACCTCGGCGCAGCGGATCGCGGTCAAGGAGTACCTGGGCGAGCTGGCCGAACTGACCGAACTGAAATGGGTGACGGGTCACAACGACTATGCCGCCAAGGCCTGTCCCGGGTTCAAGGTCGATGGCCGGGAGTGGCTACCATGATCCGCCTGCTGCTGGCGGCGCTGGTGGCGGTCGGGTCGGTCGCCGCCTGGCAATACATCCGCGCCGAGCAGCTGGCCGAGATCGTCGGCCGCGTGCGGACCCTGGAACGGCAACAGGAGATCGACAGTGAAACCGACCACCTTACTGATGATGAGCTTCGTCGCGCCCTTGAGCATGTGCTTGGGGCCGAGTGATGCGTTGTTCAGCGACGTGTCCAAGCGGCCGCCCGACGCGCGGCCGGAAACTATCGAGGCCCTGGGGGCTGATCCGGTGTTCGGGCGCTGGGTGATCTACCAGGACAGGGCCTGTGACGCCTTCGGGTGCATCGAATAGCGGTGTTCTGAACGTCCTTGCTTTTCCGAAGTGAGGGCCGGATATGATCGCGGCCATGATCTACCTCTGGTTCAAGTGCGCCGCCTGCGGTTTCGAGAACTCCGTCCCCGCCCCACGCGAGAGCCACGGCCTATTGCGAGACCAGATCCTGCGCCGGTGCAAGTGCCGCCGCTGCCGCCATGTAGGGGCATCTGACATGCTGCGGTACTACGATCCGGGCGCCGATCCTCTGTGGGGTGCGCGGACAGATTGAACACGCGCAGCCCGGCACCAGCCCAATTCGGACGCATTGCAAGCCATTGAAAACAAACGATGCGTTTTGACGCCAAATTCTATGTAAGTCACTGATTTCATTGCGTCGTGTCGTGATTTGTAATCAGTAGGTCCGCGGTTCGAGTCCGTGTGGGGGCACCATGAATTTCATGCAAGTAATTGAAAAGTATCATTTATGTGGGGCGCGTTCCAAAAAGCCACCTTTTTACCCACCTTGTCGATTGCGGTTTTCGCTTCAGGTTTTTGAGTGTGCGATTCTTTCGCGAAAATAGGGTCGCAAGATGATCCTGTTCCTGAAAGATGAACCTGCACCGCTGACCATGTGCAGCCGCGAGATCGCGGAGTTGCTGGAGAAACGCCACGATGATGTGAAGCGCAGCATCGAGACACTGGTCAAGCGTGGCGTGATTGAACTACCTCAATCGGAGGAAGATCAAATCGAGACCGGACACGGACGAAACACGCTGTTCAGGTCTACTACCTCGAAAAGCGGGATTGCTTTGTGGTTGTGGCGCAACTCTCCCCCGAGTTCACGGCACGGATCGTAG